GGGCTCGGGGACCCCCACAGTTCCGGTGAAGGCTTTTATCATTCTAGCGGAAAAGTGGTTGACTCTCCCGTCCCACACGGCTACATTCTTGGCCACAAAGCCTCGACTAAGCACGGGTGGAGTGGGTGCGGTTTATTCCGCCGCCATGGCACATCGCTCAACCTAGCTGGTATTCACACCGGCAGGATTGATCAAGCCAACTCCTTTATCCTTGTTGAAGAGGTGGAAGAGTACCTGGCACGCGACTATTGGATGGGACTCATGGCAAAAGAGACCCAAACTCGCAAGAACAGGAAAGGCGGCGGAAGGAGAGGAGCTGACGCTGATGCGGCCAGAAATGATCGCATCAGGTTCATGGCTGGAACCGGGGACTACTCCGGCTTCACCAAGGACAGCGCTCTTAGCGCGTCGGCTAAGGAATCTGCTACGCAGGAGGAACCGACTCAGGTCGGAAAACCCAAGTCTGCTGCAATGAATGCGCTGCTCGGTTTGAAGAAGCACGAAGATGCTTTGGCCGAGGCTAAGGCCATTCTTGCGAAAGCTCAGGCCGTCAAGCCTGCTGCAGAGATTCCGCCTTTTCGGGGCCCCGCCATAAAGCCGCAGGCGGGGCCAGCGGCGGTGAATGGGAACTCGAACGAGACTCCCAGAGTGACTTTTTCCTGTCTAAAGCCAACTACCAGTTCCTTCCAGTTCCCGACATCAGGGAAGGAGGGCTCCAAGTTATCGGCTCTTGCGCTAGGAAAGTTGACAAAGCTAAATCCATCAAGGGTGATGAACGGGTCAGAGCAGTCTTCAGAAACATCTTCCCAGATGTCGAAGCAAAGTTCCACTACCCAGGATTCTCCCAGGCCGACATCATCAGAAGCCTCCTCGAATACCACTCCGACAAGTACGGAGGAGTTAGAATCGGAGAGGCCGATCGGAAAGCAGCGCAGCAAGCTCATACAAAGTCTTACACAGACTTTGGTTTTAAGTGGCGCTTCCGCTTGCACGATGGACTGGATCAAGCAGGGCTCAAATCAGAACTTGAAAGAGCTTGGCAAACTATTGTCAACAGCACAAACCGCCAATCCTCCCCAGGGTACCCCTACAGACTCAACTTCCAAACCAACGGAAGCCTCTTCGACCAAGTCGAAGGCATCGTCAAAGACGAAGTCTTCGCCAGAGTCGCAAGAATCTACTTCAGCACGGGCGAGTTCGACTCCTATCAACAGGCTCGGCAGAGGTGGATCGAGGAGGGCCTAAGGGATCCCTACCGATTGTTCGCGAAGAAACAAGCTCAGAAATTGAGCAAGGAACTACCGCGACTCATCGCGAACGTCTCCATCATCGACCAGTTGGTGGAGAGGATTTTCTTCATGAGTTATGCAGATGCTGAGGGTGAATTTTACCCCAACCTGCCTAACAAGAAGGGAATCGGCTTCAACAGGGAACACGCCGCTTTAATTGGCGAACGTGTTTACACCGTGTCCGAGGCCCTGAATCTGGAGCCAATCGCTTCAGACGTCAGTGGCTGGGAGAAGAACTTTTCCCAGGATTTGGCCGACGCCCACGCCGATCATATGATTGAGACATGCCAGAACAGGAACGAGTGCGCTTCAACGCTCGCAAAGGCCTGCAACTGGTGGTCGAAATCTCTCCTAACCACTCCTTACGTGACTGACGAAGGGTTGTTGATTAGTTTCAACAATCGCCGAGTCCAGCGCAGCGGTGATTTTCTCACCACCTCCTCCAACGGCCTCGGTCGTGGGGTTTGCGCTGAACACGTTGGCTCAGTCTCCATTCAAATGGGAGACGACGCCCTCGAGTGGAAGAGAACCAGCGTGGACGACCTGAAGAGCCGTTATTTGGAGATTGGCCTGCCCGTGAGGGATGTGGAAAGCCAGTCCCGCGATGACTTCACCTTTTGTTCTCACCGTTTTAAGCGGCAGGACGACGGCAGTTGGCACTGTTGGCTGGATTCATGGGAGCGTATGCTCTACGAGTCCTCCTTCTCGCGTCTATCAGACGCGTCTACGCTGCGCAACTACGAAGCCGAGATCGAAGATATGCCATC